CTTTGTCAGCTGATGTTGGATTAGGTGTGACCGTAACCCTTTCACTTCTTGATGGCGACTTATCAGATGTATCAGTATATAAATCAGCAGATACTTTTTTGATTACAGCACTTGTACTAATTGGTCCGTACAGATAAATCTTTGCTGTGAAACTTAAAGTATATGTTATTCTTCTTAATGTTGTTAGTGAGCCTGTATAACTATCTTCATAATTAACACTCTCTAATATAAAAGGTATATCTCTTGTTGTATCCATCGTAGTACTCTCAATCATAGTTACTGTATAGTCAGGTTGAAAGTAGGGTAGTATTTGTTCTATAATTTGCAAACCATCATCTGAAGTAGCAGTAAAAACATTTAACTCAAAACTTACATTGTAAGGAACAGGAGAGTATTGTGTATTTAATTTTGTTGTATCAGCATTTTCTGTAACAACGCCTACTCTCTGATTCTTATTTAATTTTCTTGAAGCGTCATAGGCATATCCTGTAATATCAAATGCCATACGAGGCAAAGTAATTGCCACAGAGGAATCATCTCCTGTTAAATCTGCTTGTTGTTCTAATCTTGCAATAAATTTTTCTTTAGGAGAGTATGATAAAGGCACTCTGATATTCTGTAAAGGATTGCCACTAGAATCTAATCGTTTAATATTAATATTATTAAAGATTGTACCAAAGGCAATTACAGTATTGCGAATTTGTTTATGATAAAAGTGTTGCCCAAACATTAGTATTCGTCAACCTCTCCAAATGGATTTCTTTCACTAAAATCCAATATATCATCTGTTGTGGATGATGTGTTTGTTCCTGCAGCAGTTTCAAAGGCTTGCCCTTGATCCACAGGTTGTTGTGTTGCCATTGTAAAGTCCTCATTGATAAAGTAATCAATTGCACCGATAGTACTTTCTAATACAAATGCACCAGTTTCATTTTCTAAACTAAATTGGAACTGCATGGTATCAACTGATAAAGAATCTTCTGTACTATCAATTGTAGCAATACCAGTATCAAGTCTTTCAGAACTATATTCCCATTTAGTACATGATAACTTATAAGTTGGCAAAGCATTCTGTTGATAGAATGGTTGTTCGTGTTCTACAAACTGTATTTCAAAAAATGCATTTGTTGTAGGAAAATAAACTAAGTCGCCTTCGTTAGGTCTTAATGATGTTTGTAAATCTGTGTTATTAGATACTAAAGTTTCCCATCTTGATTTAGAAACAGTAAATGTAATATCATCTCTTAACTCTAGACCAAACTTCTTAATGATTTCTTGTTCGCCCATATATCCATCAGTATTATCTACATACATTTCTATAATATATGAATCATCAAAAGAGCTTGCAGGATCCTCACCAAAGATTGTATCTTTGTTTGCTAACTTTCTTGGTAAATAATAGACATCTTGGCCGTATATCTTAAGCTGTTCTATAATTAAATCTTCATATAGTCTTTGCTCAGATGTTGTGCCTGTGTCGAAATAGACATTAGTTGGCATTTATTATCCTTGTTGCATATGGGCAGGTTCTTCGTAGTTACTTCTAATTTCTTCTTCTAACTTTTGTTGTTCTGCAATCGCTGTAGAAAATAGTTCAGGTCCGTTAAGAGTAACTCCACCTAACATTGCAGTACCCGAAAACTTTGAAAGATTTTGCCCCCATTGTCTTTTGATTAAAGCTGTTGTGTATCTTTTTAAATATAGGTCATCAAACATATCTACATTACTTGCAGGATCTAATCTACGAAAAACTTCAAAAATTAAAAATTCACCAACATTAATATCATTACTCCAATCCATATCAAGAAACAATTTGTTTGATAGATGATTAAATCTCATTGGTTTTTCGCCTACTAATATGTGGTCAAGAAAATCTAAGTGTTTCATTGTCATTTCATAATGCACAATACTTGTAGATGAAAAATCGTATAGGTCGTTTAATCTTAACTGATATCTAACATCAAACATATTTAAGTTTGCTCTGTCAGATAAAGGAAATACATTGACAACAGAAATTACTGTAGAAGGTACTACAAGAAAATTATTACCTTGTTTCCATGTTGTAGTTACAGAATCAGATGTTACTGATTCAGATGTATCTGCGGTCATACGAGTAACATCAGCAGCAGTTACTTGATATTTTAAATACATTCTTTCAACACCATCACTATGATATTGGCAAAAGTATTGTACTGCCTCGTCTATTCTATCATCTACTTGTTCATCATCAACGTTTATATCAATCACAGGTTTACCTAATGATCTTAGACAGTATTCTTTTAATGTAGCTTTTGTATTTGGTATTGCCATAATTTTTCCTTATAGTACTATTTAGTTATCCTAGAGCGACTGCTTGTGCGATTGCAAATGCTTCAGTTGCCTTAGAATCTAATGCTGTTTGTATATTACCTGTCACTCCGTCTACATGATTTAATTCTTCTGGTGTAGCAGTTATTTGTGTATTACTTGCAGCGGCTAAAACAGGTATCGCACCCGAAGCATTGGGTAAAGTTATTGTTCTATCTGCTGTAGGATCAACAACACTAACAGTAGTTTCGAAATCGTTAGCAGTTGCACCTTCAAATATTATTGTTCCTAAAACTTCTAAGTTATTAACAGAATCGCCACTTGCGACAAACTGCATTTTTTCAGTAGTCGAATTGTATTCTAATATCTTACCATTACCAATAGATGAAATATCAACATCATCATTATCAAGTAGTCTTACTGAACCACCTCCACCAAGTGTAGATAGTTGAACAGAAGTAACGTTCTTAAATCTTAAAAATTCTTCTGTAAGTTTTTCTAAACTATCAATAGACCTAAGTTTAGATATCTTATCTTTCTCTAACTCATTGGCAACTTTCATTTCTGAAATCTGCTTAGATACTTTAGCTATTATACCTTCGTCATATTCTGGTACTTCTTTAGGTAGTAGATATTCTAAAACACTTGAAGCTGCCTCAATCTCTTGTGACTTGATTGCATTTGCCTCAATCTTCTTAGGTTCTTTCTTAATCTCAACTTTAGGTTCTTCTTTCTTTTCTTCAACAGGTTTCTTCTCTTGTTTTAGTGTAGAGAAAAGATCCTCTAAAGCGCCTATCTTAATTTCTTCTTTCTTAACTTTTTCTTCAAGTTGTTGTTTCTCTACTTTTACAGTTGATAGAAAACTATCTAGTCTATGTCCGAGTAGATCAACTTCTTTAGGTAATACGTTCTGAATACCTTTATTAAATTTTTGTTCTTGTAGTTGTCTTATCTGTTTCTCAATGTCTTCATCAATCTCATTCACTTCACTAATCGGTTTCTCGATAGTCGGTTGAGAATGTAGATCAGGCCATTTACTGTCAAGATAATCTTTAGTTGACATAACTATCTAGTCACGCTTGGTGTGACTGTTGCTCTTCCCTCGATTCTTCTAGTGATTATACCAGAACCATCGGTAGTTGTTAAATCCCATACATATCTACCTTCAGAAAGTCCTGAGGTAACTGTATCTGTTAATGTTATTGAGCAAGTACCTGCAGTTGCACCTATGATAGCAGTAGTTAAAGAGGTAGAAGATGTTGATAAGTGAGTCTTTCTTATCTTACTTGTTATCGTCTGTCCTGTTAAGTTTACAACTGTACCTGTCGAATCTTTAATAGTTAAAGTTTCTGTGTAATCAGCGTCTTGGTCAATAGTGATATTTTGTATTGTTGCCATTGGTCAATCTCTCTATATATTAAATCTTTCTTATATTTATAAGATATTTAAAACGCCCAACTGACAAATGAGTATCTAGTGCCTTTCGTACACTCTGTTACCTCGTGAGGATACATGAAATTAGACGGAAACATCAATATATCTCCTGTCTTTAACTTAATTTCTTTACCTCTACAATGAAATTCTGACCCTTCGTAATCTTCATTTAGTGTTGCAACAATTGATACAATAGGAATACCTTTCACTTTACCATCAAAAATACTATGTATATGATCGTAATGTTTTCTCATCATAGTTCCTACTTCATATTTATTGAAACGAATAGGACTAAATTTTGATAGCCATTGATTACCTGTTTTATCGCCCTCTACGGAACATATCTTTTGATATTCATCTAGTGCCTGAATGAGAGCGGGTGTTACCTTTGCCTGTTGTTCAGATGTACAAGACATTACATCTAATTCTTTTGTTGATTCAGAAGAATTTTCACCTGTCGTATAGTTATTCCAAGTATGTTTTCGCCATTCTTTTTTATTATTTTCATCAATCAAAGACTGACATATTTCTTTTGATATTGTATTTTTAATTATGATATAATCTTCAATTTGATTCATTCATTAAACTCCTTAAATCTAAATGTGTTAGACTGTCTTTAGTTCCTAAGACATCAATACTAAAGGTATTAAAAGACAAACTGATTCTTTCTTCATCACCTAAGTTTACAGGTACACTAT